TTACGAACGCCATTGGGTCGCCCTCCGGCGGCGGACAAGCCTAGCAAGATCATTTCTCGCCTGCCGGTAGCCACTACCGTCAAAGCTGAGGGAGCGAGGCCCGCCATAATCGGCGTGGCTGTCGTCGGTATCATAGTTTGCCGAGAATGGTTCCGGCATTTCTATGCCGCGCTGTGTCGTCTGTTCAGGCCATCCAAGACTAAGTTCATCATCGTCGCTTGGGTCATGAGGCTCGTCTTGAACGTCACCACCGTGCTCGTTCTCGTCCTCGATTTCATCATCCTCTAAATCAGGGTCGCCATCCATCCGGTCGAGATACCAGATCATTTCCTCAATCCACTGTTCCAGCATCAAGCGGCGAAGGCGTTTCACTGCGGAGCCTGTTACTCGCATGTGACCGCTCCATAATTATGAATGCCTGCGAGATAGCCCATAGCGGCCCGTATCATGCGCTCGGCAGCTTCCGAGCCATAAACACCGTTGCTGTCGGCCATTGCGATCTGCAAGGCTTTCAACGCGCCCTGACGGGTCCATGCTGGTTGTGTCCAGTTACAGAGAACTTCGAGCGGCGGTCCATATGACACCTCGGCATAAGCCTGCGCCTCGTCATGGTCTGCCGGTGCGTTCTTGTTGAAGTCATCCAGACCAGCCAGATAAGCGTCAATCGCTTCAAGCAGTGGATCGTACGATGGCTGTGTATTCGTGGCCTGCAAGCCCACCATGGCGCGGTGAGTGCTGATTGGCCCAAACAGTACCGGGCAGCTTACCGCCCGGCTGCGCGGCGTGATTGCGGCCATCATCGTACCGTCAGCATATTCATCTAGAGCGTCGGAAAGCTCGTAGGCGAGGCGGGTTGCTCGGTCGATGGGACGTTCGTTTTTTGGCAAACCTTCGGCGGCTGCCTGACCTTGCTGTGTCGGCATTCATTAATCTCCATTTGTGTATGGTAACCACTGTTATTGTTTTCATAACCATAAACATCAATTCTGATTGTCGTCAACATGAAATTGTGTATGATACCAAAATAGATGGAAGTGGAGCACAAATGCCGATTACTGGAAATCAGATTAGAGCCGCCCGCACTCTTGTAGGGATGGAGCAAATTGCTTTGGCCGATAAAGCTGGAGTAAGTGCGAACACAATTCGCAATATGGAGGCGGCGGGGTCTGAACGCGTGAAAGTACGCACAGACACGCTAGACGCCGTTACAGACGCGTTGAAGGCATCGGGAGTTATATTCTTGGAGGAGGGGGAGACTTCTGTTGGCGGCCCCGGCGTTCGGCTGAAAGCCTAAGCAACCTTTCGCTCAAATCGAATGGTTGCTATAACGAGTTTGCGCACCGGCATTAAGCAACCCCCCGCCCGATCGGTGCGCAGGCCCCGGTTCTGGCCTCCAGCCGGGGCTTTTTTACAGACCAGACGGATTATCCGTGCAACATGCAATGCAACATGGATTGACGTTTTAGCCTGCCTCTGCCAGCTTGCAGTAAAGCATGGGGCTTTAACACGGGGTAATTATGGATAGAGCTACACGTCTAATCATTTCCAACCAACTTGAAATTTTGAAGCATCTCGATCCGGATCAGAGCGACGAATATGAGCGCCAGCAGGAGATAGTTCGTTCCGGCTACACTTCGCGTTACAACGAAGTTTTCAATGATCTTTCGGAAGAAGAGGCTGACGAGAAGATGCAGCAAGAGGTCTGGGACATTCTTGGCATGTTTCGTGCTCTTAACACTGCACGGCTCGGTGGCTGGGTTCCAAGTGATCCGGATGCGGCGAAATATGAGGGCTTTGACGGGAACCACGATCCGCATCATTGGTTTGCCGGGCATTTGCTGGACAGAAACAATTTGTTTGAGGAAAGTGCACCAAACAAGAATTCTCACACCAGTTCTAGCCTGCCTAGATATCGGCGTATGCTGGCCGTGTGGAAAAAGTCCGCTGAGATTTACAACCTGACGCACGCCGAAGCAGAGGCTATTATTACAGCCTAATCCAATAGCTACCAGCCAAGAGGTTATGTCTTGGCTGGCCATGGGGGTAATATGGGCATCTTCGCACAAATCATTGGAACGCTTGGAATGTTCGCCGGTGTGGTCGCTGCTGCGCTCGGCTTCACGTTGACCGGATCAAGTGGTTTCCTGCTTCTGCCGTATGGCGTCGGCCTATTCATTTCCGGCATGCTGATTGTGTGTCTCGGCCTCATTGTCGAGCACGTCCACGGAATGAGAAAAGCCCAAGAGCGCACCCTTGAGATTTTCCAGTCAATGCAGTCGAGAAAGCAGGCATGAACCGAGACGATATAGAAGCGCTGAAAAAGGACTTCGCCCATTTACATAATCGTCTGCTCGACGTTGAAGGCAGGTCTTTTGCTCTTGAACAGGTTACTGGACGCCTGGGAACCTTAGTTCTTTGCATCAATGAGGAATTAAAGGACGTTTGGGATGGAATGATAGATCAGATGATTTCGGCCTATCGAGAAAGCTTGGTCGGCGCGAACGAGAACACAACGCGGTTGTTCACATCAGCTATCGAAACCTTAGAAACACAACGGTCTTTGGGGCAGGATGTCCCGGCCCCGTTTACCGTCATCCAAGGCGGTCGTGACGATTAAGCCTGCTCCACCAGAGCGACGAAGTTCAACACGCCATGCGAGGTTATTCCGTCAGGGTCTCGCAGGGTCATTGTCTGCCGGTGTGTGAAATCCACAAGGCTGTTGACGGTTAGCTCTAGCTCCTCCTTCAGCAACGCCCGCCTGACCAGATCGATAATCTGTCTGCATTCCGGGAAGCCTTGAGCACGTGACCAGACATCAAGCTGGATGCTGATTTCAAAGCCAGTGATGCAAGTCGCGTCGTCGCTGGTTTCATCCACCGGCCCGAATGACACGAATGGAAAGGTCGCTGAGACCTGCCCATTGCTGCGCGGTATGTCGTCATAGACCCGGCCACCGATCATAGCGGACAATGCCGGATCGTTCTTCAGCCTTTGGACGATAGCGCCCTGAAGCTCATAAGTTGGTGATGTCATGACCTACCTCCAAACTCGGTACTGTGTACGAGCGATGCTGGCTTGGCGTCCAACCCATTGCGTTGTGGTTGGCTGCTTCTGCCATTCCGCAAGCCCCTTGGATATGCCCTGCTGAACCATGGCCGCTATTTCGGCATTGCCGTTCGCGCCGGACACATTCACGTTGATTGTCGGCGTATTGTTCTGGGTATTGTTGTTGGTCTGCGACATGCTCGCCAGTGACGGAATACGAGGCGCGCTGATACTCGGCACCCCTACCGCGCCGCCGCCGGAATAGCCCTTCAATCCTCGCCGTATGGCTTCAAGGGCAGCGGGACCGCCAGCCTTGCGAACCGCGTCTTGATCGAAGACATATTCGCCTTTGTGGACAACGCCAGCCGGAACATTCTTGCCACCGCCGCCAGTGTAACCACCGGAAGCAAAGCCCGGAATGAGGCCCGACAGGAACGAAGTTTGCCCGCCGCCTGTGAGGCCATTGAACAGTGCATCCAGCCCGGAGTTAAGAAACCGACTGGCAAGGCCCTTCAGCGCGTCGGAGAGCACGTCTGTAGCCTTTGCGCCGGATAGAAGCCCATCAACCAGCGTACCAGCGAACTCTCGCCCTGCATCGTTGATTTCCTCTATTGCGGCCCGTTGCTTGTCGAATGCCTCGGTAGCCTTGTAGTTAGCTTCCACAAGCTGCTCGATCTGGGCTTTCTCTGCTGCCGTTGCCGCCGCTCCCGCATGGCGAAGCGCGGTGAGTTTTTCCTTCTCCAGCGCTGTTTTGCCAACCAGTGACGCTTCAAACTGAAGGTCTTTGATCAGATCGGTGACGGCTTTGCGTTCGCGCTCTGCGGCCTTGGCTGCCTTGTCACGGGCCTTATCGGCGTCGGACTTGCCGGTCTGTGTCTTTGGCGGAATATATGGTGTGACGGGAGGCGCGTCCTTAACAACCGGGGTTGTCAGGTTTTTGCGGCGCTCCAGTTCGTCGTTAAGCTCTTTCTGACGAGCCGTGATCGCTGCCAACTGGCTTTGTCGATCTTTGCCAAAGACACCGGCAACGCTGTCCTGCCAATCGCCTGCGGGCTGGCTTTCCCATCGATCTTTTTGCTTCTGGAGAAGGTCAAGCTCGTCTCTGATGCCTGACAGGCTCTTCTCGTTCAATTCGTTCCATGAACTGATAAACGCGCCTAATGCGCTCACAGCATCGACAATCGCGGCCTTGAGCGTCGATCCAATCGTATTGGCGATTTGGTTGAACTTCTTATCTACTTCCTCGGCCCGCTTGATGAAATTCTCGTCCATCACCGCACCCATCTTATCGGCTTCTTTCAGGGTCGCCGTGATGCCCTGACGGCCTTGGTCAATCAGTCTTACAAACTGTTCACCGCCCTGACCGCCTAGAAGCTCGTCAAATATCCTGACGCCCGCCGCCGTATTCTGCAAACGCTTGGTGCGGTCGATGATTTCCAGCAACAGCGCAGACGGGTCTTTCAGGCGCTCTTTGACTTCAGCAGGTGACATGCCGATCTGTGCGAAGGCATCAGCGCCACCGCCTTTCCCGGTCTTTGCGTACTCATCACCACGGATATTCAGTTCCTTGAAAGCATCGATCATAGCGTCAATGCCGATACGGTTCTGATCGGCCACATAGCGCCAGCGCTGGAAGTCCTCGACATTCAGGCCCGCTGTCTTGGCCTCACGTCCCAGATCGGCAAAAGCCTGCGTTACCTTTGCCACGCTCGCCGCAATACCAGCCACGCCACCGGCGGCGATGCCCGCGAACAGGCCCTTGCCGAACTCGGACACAATACCTTGCATCTTGGAGAAGCCCTTACTCAGCGAGCTTTCCATGTTCTTCGCCGCTTTATTGGTGCGGCGCTCCATGTTGCCCATTTCGCCGTCAAGCTGCTTGGCAAACTTCGCCATCTGCTTTTCGGCCTCTTTCACACGCATTTCCATGCGCGCATACAGTGCGGGTTCATTTGCCATTGTTGAAATCCTTGACTGCCTTGTTCATGGCGCGACTGCGACGGCTTCCGAACTTCTTCTTCAGAAGGCGATAGGCAGGCCAGAAGAACGGGTTCGCCTGCATGTCTTGCGTCCCGAATTCCTGCGCTATGGCGTAATCGTATGTGCCGCCGTCCTTGGTCGGCTTGCGCGTGGTCTCGCCGCCTGCGCGCACAATCTGACCGCCGGTCTCGCTGTCGTGATGGCGAATACTGGGCTTCAGGTGAATGCCGTCCTCCGGGTCCACCGGGGCCATGCTGCGAGACACACGCACCCACTCATCAGCATTCTTTTCAATTGCCGCATTGGTCTCCTTGAGCACCTTGTTAGGCAGAGCAAGGAGACGGCGCTTGAATGCGGCGCTGGCATGCCAAGCCTTAGCCATCTACGTTTTCCTCCTCATCGGAGAAAGAAGCATCAGCCTCGTCAATGCCGTACAGCGCGGCGAGGAGCACCATGGAAGCGAGCGGGGCATACGTCCCTACGCCATGCGCACGAACGGCTTCCTTGACCGCTGTGGATCGCACGGTCTCGGTGTATGCCACCAATACGCCGTCAACCTTGGTGAATTGCTTCTGCATCTGCCACTGCATCAGGTTCGTGCCTTCTGCTGGCTGTCGGCACATGGCAAAATCGAGAACGTCTGTGACATCCTTGACCGTCCACGAATTCCCCATCAGACGCTTGAGCATCGAGATTGCGGAGCCGTGGTCTGCCTCGAAATACGGCAATGCATGGCGTTGGATCGCGATAGTGTATTCGCTGCCGTTCATCTGGGCTTTCACGCTATCGACGTGCTTCTTCTCATCGGTCATTGGTTATTCTCCACCGAAACGGGTTCACATTTGAAGTTGTTGGAATTCAATGGCTTAGAAGGTCCATACCTAGCGAGCCGTGCTGCACATTTTCTGGAGCACGTCTGCTTAGGTTCTGAAACCCACCGGACAAAGAACCGGCTGAAACAGACGACACATGCCCGCTCTTTCGCGGCTTCGTTGCGTTTGTATTTGCAGGCATCAGAGCAATAGCGCTGTGTCTTGTCAGCCTTGAAAGGCTTGCTGCATAGAACGCATTCCCGAACAGGGCGCTTTTCATCTTGGCGGCGTTGATATTCCCGCTGCTTAGCCTTGAATGCTTCGGGATCGGCAGCCTTGCGCTTTGCCCGGTTGATGACGTTCTGCGCCAGCGCATGCTCTTTGTTTTGCTCTACCCACCGCGAGCCTTTGACGTAGTTTCGGCAGTGATGGGAGCAATAGAGCCTCTGATTATCTTCGAGCAGCGCATGGCATTTCGGGTTGATGCATCGGCGCATATTGCCGTGGAAGCCGGTGCCACGATATTCTGGCTGACCCTCTGCCCATGACGGGCGCTTTGCGCCTATTCGGTTAAGAGCGGCCAGAACGATGTCAGCAGACGCAATGTCCGCTTCTTCCCATCCCCAGCCCTCGACACAAAGGAATGCCCGCACATGGTGCCGACAAGTGCCTTCCAGAGCGAATAGCGTGGGCCTGCCTTCCCTCAGGATAACGATCACAGTATCAAGCAAGCGAGACCGCAAATCGTCATGCAGCTTTCTCGGTTTTGCCCTAGCTGCGAGCCGCTTTTTTGCTTCCCGAATATTCTGGCGCTCGTAGGCGCTGCGCACGATCCTGATTTCTTCTTCGGAAAGAGCACGGCCTTCGAATTTGGGGACAAAGTTCATCAGATCGCCCCCCACTCGATAACTTCGCGTTCGTCTGTGGTGGCGTATGACGACACATTGCTTTCGCCAGCGGCACAGCGAGCGACGGCCATGGCAGCGGCCACAGCGCCGTCAATGCGGTCTTTGGATTTACCTTTGTGGAAGCTCTTGTTTCCTGATTTGTCGACTTCAACGGCTATGTTGTCGAAGTGCCAGCGTAGGATCGGATGACCGCCATGCTTGAACTGACGGCCCAGAATAGCCCGCTCAAGCTCTGCGATTGCCGGGGCCATGGTGATCCAGCCCTGACGCATCTCGACGGCGGGAAAGCCATCCTCAAGAAGATTATTCAGGGTGTTGCGCGCCAAGTGCGGATCGAATGCGATCTCCTGCACGTTGAACCGGGCGCAAAGCTCTCTGATTTGATCCTCGACAATGCGGAAATCGATCACGTTGCCGGGTGTGGGTGTGATTAATCCTTCCTCTGCCCACTGGGGATAGGGAACATCGTCCTTGTCTGCACGGCGCTGAAGATTGTCTTCGGGGCAGAAGAACCACGGATAGGCTTCATATCCCCGCTCACGGCTTCCCCAGACGGCTACAATAGCCGAAAGGTCCGAAGTGCTGGAAAGGTCCACAGCAAGCCAGCACGGCTCCTGTGTGGCTTCCTTGTCCTCCAGATCGACCACGCCCCGGCCTTCATCATAGACCGGCATTTCCACGAACGGGCTATCGCTGTAGTCCATCCACATGTTGAGATGGAACTGACAAAAGGCGTCACGCTCTGAAGGACGTTCATGTGCCTCTCTGGCATAGTCGCGCAAGCCGTCAATATCTGGGAAGCCCAGAGGCAAGCCGGGGTTCATGAAGTGCCAGAGGCGTTCATCTTGCCAGCCGTCGAATTCCTCCACGCCGTCGCCGGTCCATTTTGATTTCTCGCTGGGGTCCGTTTCAAACAGGATCGGCAGGAAGCTAGGGTCTTCCACTTCGCCGGATTGTACCTTGCGCGCATAGTCAAGCAGACCGAATGCAAGGTTTTCTTGCCCGCGTCCGGCCTGTGTGATGATGACAAGCAACGCCCCTTTAGTCTTGTTCATGCCGGTGCGCAGCGCTTGCCATGTCTTGCGGGAGCGGTCCCCATCCCACGCGATCAATTCATCAGCCAGAACGAATTGCAGCGTCTTGCCGAGCTTGCCTTTCCCGCCTGATGCCAACGCCCGGAAATTCGCGCCCGACAGCTTGTGCTCAAGAATGTATGTGCTCTCGTTCAGCTTGACCTTGCTCTCGGTCAACCAGTCGGTTTCCTTGACGATGCCAGCGGCTTCCTCATAGGCAATCACTGCATCCTCTTCGGCAGAAGCCGCAACCACAGCCTGACCGCCCGGTTTGCGTTCCCAGCCGACTGTGTGAAGCAATGCAAGGCCAGCGCCGAGCGTGGTCTTTCTCGCTCCACGTGGCAGCAAGGCGAATACCGTGCGCACCTGACGCCTGCCGTCTGGAAACGCGGGGCCATAGATGCGCTTTACCGCTCTTTCCCAGAATGGGGGCAGATCAAACTTGCCGGTCTCGCTCTTCGGATGATGGAGGCGCTTGAGGAAATCCACAGCGCGTTCACCGTAACCGAAGGGATCGGGAATATCGCTGTCATCAAACAGCCAGGCCGGACGGCGCGTCTTTATCATCTTGCCCTCCTTTCGGCTGAAACTGACCCTTGGATCGAGATGCGGGTGAGATGCCAAGCTCTGCGCCCAGACGCGCCACAGCCTCCAGCGACTTCGACAGAAGCCCATTGGCGGGATTAGGCTTAAGCATCTGGTGGGCGGTCTTCGTCAGAACGCCATGTTCTGCGATAGCCTTCTGCGCTTCCTGCGCTGACCAGCGCGCAATCAGATAGCTTTCGAGCAGTCCGAGAGCAGGCGTTGTGAGGATTTTCCGCTCTGCCAAGTCAGCACCGATTGCGTTCCATTCCGCCACCATGTTTTCAGGTACGCTTTCAGGCGGCTGGGGAACGCCTTTCAGCCCGCCGTCTATCGCCTTCAGTTCGGCCTTGCGCCCGCGAGTGCTCATTCGGCCAACCTCACACAGCGCATTTCCAGACCACGATTGCGGCCTATCAGCGTGACTTCCTTGATATCGAAGTTACGACCATCGAAGCGGATGCGGTCAGCGGGATCGATCGATGGATAATAACGGGTGCGGAATATCACCACGTAGTCGTTCGCAATGCCGTAAGAGCGGATGAATTCCTCGGTGCTGGCGGTCACGATCTGGGCGCGCAGGGTCACAAGGTCGCCCCAACCAAGGATTTCGTTGCCCATGCCATCATCGCCAATGACCATGTGGCGCTGAATGACTATGACGCGATCAAGCTTGCCTGCCCTCATGTCAGAAGCTCCATTCGCGGTATTCGTTCACGATGGGCCAGACACCGAACGGCAGTTCCTGACCAGAAACGCCAACCAGAACGCCTTCTCGGTTTTCGTACCAGCTTGCAGCGGTGAGCAGGACTGCTTGCTTCAGAGAGGCCGGAATAGGCTGCTGATCGGTGCCGCCGTAAATCTCCTCGATCTTGAAGCCAAGAAGCCGCTCGATATGATCCTGCGCGGCCTCAATCGCATGGTTGATGAGAGCATCGTCAATGGTTCCCATGTCCTCGGTTATTCCGAGTTGGGCCTTCATCAATTCGAGGTCAACAATCATTGAACAATACCTCTCTCAGCGTTCATTAAAACGAGAGCTAATTCGGAATTTTTTCGTAAGAGCCTGCCCGCGCCGGTCCCTAGCCGGGGTCGAAAGTTCAGGACCACCCCCGGTCGTGTTGGTGACGAGAGGCAATCCATCGACCTTCTTCAGCTTTGCCGATCCTTTGAACTTGGTGTTTCGGCGTTCTGCGGCCTGCTTTGGCCCTGAGTGGCAAGGAGTGCAGAGCGATTGCCAATTGAACCGATCCCAGAACAGCGCGTGGTTGCCCTTGTGTGGCTTGATATGATCGACCACGTTTGCAGGCGCACCACAGCGGCAGCACAGTGGATGGGCGGCAAGATACTGCTTACGCGCCTTTGCCCATTCACTGTTGTAGCCACGCTGGTTAGCCGTTGGTCGCTTCTGGTCGAAGCGCGCCTTGCGCTCCTTCTCAAGCCGCAGTGCGGTGACGCAACGCTCACCACTTGGATGAGCCTTGCCACAATGACCACAGACGGAAGGAGCGCGGGTTGCCATCTGATTACGCCGCGTCCGACTTGAGCAGGGCGATAGCTTCAGGCTGTACCGTCTTGCCACCTACACGACGACGTGCACGGATTTTGACGATGCCGTTATCTGCACCGGTATAGTCGTCACGCATGATCTGTACGCCCACGCGATCCACGATCTGGTAACCGGCAGAGAAGTCACCGAATGCAACCGGGAACGTGTCTGCGGCTACTTCCGGCTGATAGTCAGGCATATCAACCGCCTCATAGACCGGACGGCCCAGAAGGGTAGCAGGCTGACCAGTGGCAAGGCTGTCACCCCAGAGCATGCGCTTGGTGGTATCCAGCGAACCACGGATCAGGGCCATGGTCTTGCGGTTCATCAGCCACGATGCGCGAGCGGCATATGCGGAAGGCAGGGCATAGAACAGCTTGATAAGCTGGTCGATGACATCCGTACCATCCTGTGCAGCGGTGATCTGCTCAAAGACTGCCGGATCGTTCAGGAAGCCGGTCGGCTTGCCATTACCGTCGCCGGTAACGAATGCCGCTGCTTCAGCCTTGCCGAACTGCTGACCGATCTGGCCTGCAAGGTACGACTGAAGGTCAATGAAGCTGTCTTCGATAAGCTGCTGGCTGACCGGGACAATGACCGCATGTTCGAACACCTTGATGTTCAACTGGTCGAATACGGGTTCAGACGATGGGCGCGGACCGGTTTCCGTGACCCAGTTGCCGGTGAGCGGCGTTTCGAGCGTCGGGAGATAGATTTCGGTCGTGCCGATCGACATGATCGAAGCAAGCGAACGCATCGGGGAAAACTCGGTCACCTTCTCAATGACAGTGGTCGAGTATTCCGGTGCGGTCACATAACCACCGGCGGCAGGCGTACCCAGATTGAGGGTCTTCTGATCCTCTTCGTTCAGGGATGCCACGCCATTGCGAAGGAAGTTGTTCAGCGCCTTCTTCTCGATGCTGCCTTCTTCCTTGTCGGTCGTGCCGTCTGGGCGGTTCATCTTGGCTTCGATGCCGTCCAGACGTTCGTTGAGCTTTTCAACGCTCTTGAGCGATGTTTCCATAGCGCCCATCTTGGTTTCGATTGCCGCAAGCTGCTGCGCGGCTTCCTGCTGTTGATCAGACACGGTTGTGCCTTCCTTTCCGGCCTGCGCGGCCTTTGCGGACGTAATCCTCGCGCCGGGATGGCACGGGATCGCCACAATTGAGATTTCCATCAGATTGACTTCGGAGATGGTTCGACCGCCGCCCTTGCGAGCTACGGCCTTCTTGGTGCCGAAACCGATACTCAGGCCGGTTGCAGCCTTTTCACGGACAAGCGCACGGACTTCCGCCGCACGTGCCACTTCGTTGATGAGAAGACGACCACGGACTTCCAAGCCCTTCTCAGTCTCGGTGAAACTGTCCCACACACCCACGGTTTCGCGCTGATCGTGACCGAACAGCATAGGCATGGGAGCGGATGCGCCCTTGAAGGCCCCCGGTAGGATTTCGTCACCCACCATGTCAGGCGAGCCGAAGGGCCATGCCAAGCCGGTGATCTCGCCAGCATCCGTAACGGTGAATGCGGATTTGAACTCAAGCCTTTCCATTGTCGGCCTCTACGGTTGCTGGATTTTTCGGGGTGCTGTTCGCCGGAACGATGCCTGGCTGACTGGAACCGGTATTCGGGTTCACACGTTCGTCACCGCCCTCGTATGGAGCATCGCCCTCCCATGCCCGGATTTCGTTCGGGCTGTAGAGACGGCTGGCAATCATCGAAGCATAGGCGGTTGCTCGCGTTGCAAGGTCCACGCGGGTGATGTCGTCGCGCTCGAATACGACCTTCCAGCTATTTTGCTCATCCCGGTTGAACAGGGCGCGGGTCAGTGCTGCCTCAAGGGCGCGAAGCCATGGCTCAAGCGTATAGGAGAGGAATTCCTTGGCCTTCTGCTCACTGTTTGACCACGTGGCGCGGGTCAGGTCGCCAATCATCGGAGCCGGGATATTGAAGGCGCGGGCAATTTCTTCGATCTGGAAGCGGCGCAACTCCAAGAACTGGGCGTCGACGCTGTTCAGCGTCATTGCCTTCCACTTGGCACCGTCCCAAAGAACCGCGGTCTTGCCGGAATTGTTGACGCCCTCCTGTGCCGCTTTCCATGCGAGGAGCATCTTCTTCGCCCCTTCGTCACCGATGGGCTTTTCGTTCTCGATCACACCGCCGGGACGTGCGCCGCGTTGAAACAGGTTGACGGCATGACTTTCCATCACATGGGCGGCGGTAATAGCCATCCGGGCGAGAGTGAGCGGACAGCGGCTGAATGGACCGCGCAGATGGATCACGTCATCGGTTTTGATCTTGCGGCCATTCAGGCGGTAAGTCGGTTCGCCGGTCCCTTTCGGATCGTACTGCACACCGATGTTGCCGCTGTCGTAATGGATGATCTCATAAGGCTTGCCATCCACGCGATTGATCCACGCAAAGCCGCCTGCATCATTGCAAAGCGCCTCGGCAACCAGATCGCGGATAAGCTCGAAGCCAGACAGCCAGCTATTGGCCTGACCTGTCAGCAGAGAATAGGCAGGGTGGGAATAGTCGGGTGTCGCTTGGCCCTTGTCGTCAATGGTGACGATCTTCACTTGGAGCGTGGCGCAAGCTTCCGAGATAACCCGCACGGCAGCGCTGACGGCTGGAACGGTCATAGCCGTAGCAGCAGACACCGGGGCCGCATTGGCAACCGATCCGGTGAATAGCTCGACAAGCCAGTCTTCAGGCACTGCCGTGCCGGACTTCTGTTCAACAGGTGCTGGTTTGGAAAAGGGCCATATCTTCATGACCCGGAAGATGGCGGGTAACGGCCATAAAAGCCATTACCCTAAAATCAGTTAATAGACGGTGAAAACAGTTAGTTACGGTTATTGATGCCAAGCCAGACGACGATTTCAGTCTTGGTGCAAAAGTATCGTCCTTCAACGTCCCGGATCGGACATGTGCGTGACTTGGCAATCTTGCGCACATAGTCAGGGCTGACACCCATAAACCGCGCAATCTCGGATGCGCCCCACAGGCTTTCCGTAGCGAGCGAGGAGCGTTTGGCTGGTGATGCTGTCATCAATTTGACCTCGCACGAATTAAACGGGCCTCAGTTGCCGCCAGACTGGCTTCGAGCGCAGTCAATGCGAACCGTTTGCGTAGTTCCTGAATGACCGGGTGTGGCTTCTGATGGTCGGGCGTCGTCGCCAGCCATTTCGCTGCCTCGGTCACGCGGGGATTAGATTGCTCGGTCATGTGCTGCTCTCCTCGTCCAGCGGTCCTTCGAAAGCGCCCCACAGTTCATAGAGGGCATCCTGAACATTCCCCTTGGCTTCACGACGCTCATTCGATCGTTCTGATAGCTCTCTCGGCAGATTATGGGACGCGATCATTGCATCACGGTAGGCCAGCGTTGCCTTCACTATGATATTGAAGTGCTCTTGGCTGATGTCGTCAGGCTTCGTGACTTGTCCCTTGCGGGCATATTCAAGCTCATGTCTGAGGGTGTCGTTGTCGTCACGAAGCTTCCTAAGCTCCTGCCGAAGTTCTTGAAGCTGTCTATTGAAATCATCTGCCGATGCCTTTGCATCCTTTGCCGCGAATGATGCATCGTCAATCTGCTGCTTGAGGCTCTTGCGCTCTGCCCGCTGTTTAATGACCTCAACCTGTTTGACTGGGTCTTCCTCTTTGGAGGCGGTCAGCAAAACGGATCGATTGTCATCAAGGCCCACTTCACGAGCGGCCTCTTTGGCTTCATCGGAAAGGCTGGCGACCTTGACGGCGCGTTGGGCGTCGGTGCGTTCAATGCCGAGTTCGCGAGATGCCGCGTTGATGCCACTTTCTGGCCTACCGCCTTGGGGTTTCGGCGCAGATTGCGCCGATACTCTCGAAGCATTAAGTTCAACCCACTTAGCCACCTGCTCATCGCGCTCAAGCGCTGTCAGTTCGGCACGATGAAGGTTCTCAGCGATTTCCCAAAGCTGGGCTTCGATCTCGTTCCAATCACGAATGATTGCTGGAATGCGCTCGATGCCGAGTTGGCGGTAGGAGGCCAAGCGGTGATGACCAGAAACGAGCACAAACGTCTCAAGTTCTTCGCCAGTTTCAGGGTCCGGAGCTATACCAATGCGGACTGTGATAGGCGTTTGCAGGCCAATCTTCTGAATGCTCTCGGCCAGCCGATTGACCGCATCCATATTGAGGGGGCGACGGTCACCGACTACAAAAATCTCATCGATCTTGATTTCCATAATCTGGTTCATGCTGCACCTCCTCCGTTTTGGCGCGATCCCTCATATGCCATTCGGGTTGTTTCTGATTGAACTGCATTCCAGAAGGCCGAGACATGTTCCTGCTTGTCAGCCGGAGCAATACCCATCCTATCGAGCGAGCGATCCAAGCTTTCCGACACTTGATTTCTATAATGATCGGCGGCTCGCTCGGATGGCTTGTCCAGAAGCTTGCTCGCGACTTCACGAATTCGACCGATCCGCTTGTCCATCGGGAAAACGATGATCTGAACCGGTTGATGCCACGTGAATAGCGGTAGATCAGATGACGACATGACCGACGCTCCGCTGTGTATGAGTATGGTAGAATAAGGATGTCATGATTTCTATGACGGTAGACTGCACAAACAGCCCCATTTCGTCATAGTTTTCATGACAGCGTGTCACGATTTTCATGACGCCACTCTCCTTTCTGTCATCATTTCCATGACAGTGCCGTCACGAAAACCATGACGGGATTTTAATTTTCGTCCATTGCTCCCATGCGGATTATTCGAAGCCGTCAGGGAAACCGGAAAGTCATTTCCTTCTCGCCATTCGCGATACAGCTTGCTGCCATCGCCCACGGTTCCAGGCATCTTCAATTCAGTGATCTCGTAGGCGGGTGACTTCGCCGCTCCCTCTACACCGAGACAGGGAAGCTCTGTCAGGACGATAAAGCCCTTTGCCTGCAAATCATGAAATGCACGAGAAGCAGTGTCTGGAGTAACGCCAAGCTTAGCGGCAGCTTGTCGGACGCTCAGCCGGATTTTCCCATTATTGTTTGCGTCAGGGCCTCGCCATTCCAGCTTAAGCCACGGGTAAAGTGCTTGAGCCGTCGAGGATAGAGCGCGCCATGCAGGCTCCTCCATTGTATGGCGGATCATCTTGGTGAAGTGTTCGCCGCCGCTGGAGCGGCCTTTCTTATCGTGCTTCGCCATGGATTAATGGGCCTCGCTCTGATCGCGCAGGGAGATACGATCATCGATCCACGCTTGAACCTCATCGGACACAAAGGCTTTCCGAATACCGTCGTCGCTCAACGAAACCGGCTTAGGGAACGCGCCTTCCTTCACCTTCTTCCACAGCGTGGAACGGGAGAAAGAAGTAATAGAACACACTTCACGAATGCTGATTAACGACTTGATGCTATTTACAGATTTGCTCATGACTTCACCGTTCCGGCAATCGATTAACTGCCTTCCAATATAGCGTAAAAGGGGCATGATCCCTAATTTTGGAGATGTCTTATACGGGGTTTTCCGCAGGAAACTGTGTTATTTTGTTCACTTTGGGTTCCCTTAACGTTCCAAACAAGCTATTCGCCCACTTTTCCAAGGCTTCTCGCTTCTCCGGCTCATACGTTGCGCGGTTATAGACGCCAGCGACACCGGACCTGAAACCGCTGATATGGTTCAGACAGGCTTCGACAATGTGCGGCATGACACCAAGATTGGACATTCCAGTCGCAACAGTGCGGCGTATGTCGTGAGGCGTCCATCGCTCACCAGTGACTTGAAGCTTCAGCCTAACCGCTTGCGCGATGGCATTGCTTTCAATTGGATTATCCACGCGGCTGAATAGGGCAGGGTCTTCCTCGTCCTTGTCGGCGGCGGCTACCGCTTTGGAAAGGACCGCCAGCGCCTGCTCGGATAGGGGGACAACATGCGTGTTTCCGTTCTTCGTGCGGCTGCCTGGGATTGTCCATTTCTTCCCATCAAGATCGACTTCGCTGCGCTTGATCCCGCACACCTCGCCGGAGCGTTGCCCGGTCAGGAACAGCAACTGGATGATGCTCACCGTATGCGGGCTGAGAGCGGCGTCAGGAAGCACCTTTAGGATCGCCTTGACCTCCTCACCGGAAAGCACTCGGTCGCGCCTGACGGGCTTCGCTCGCGGTTTGATGCCAGATGCAGGCGAGGCTTCGAGATAGTCACCATCTACTGCCCAATTGAACATCTTTCGGATAACGGCCAGCAGATTGTTCGATTGCGCCCCTTTGCCCGCCTCTGCCTTGGCTTCAACGATATCCAGAATATCGCGTTTCTTGACTGCCTCGGCTTTCATGCGCCCGATTTCGGGATAGACATCGGCCTTGAGAAGTTGCTCGTCCTGCTTCCAAGTCTTCTTATTCCGCTGGGCATACTTCTCGATATAAAGCGCGCCTAGCTCCTCGACCGTCATAGCGCCCCGCCTAGCGCGTTTCTGCTCGGCAGGGTCTTCACCTTCAGAAACACCGCTCATGGCCTTCAGTGCCTTCCCACGGGCGCTTTCAAGGTCGATGGCTGGATAGCGGCCAAGCTTCACGCGCTGCTTGGTGCCGTCGCTGTCTCGGGTATAAAGGAGGTTCCATGTTTTGGTACCTGTCGGTGCTACCCGCAAGGTCAGGCCTTGAACAAGCGTGTCGTGATAGTCCGTCCGAACATCGACTTTGACCGTATCGATGAAGCGAGTAGTCAGACGCACCTTAGCCAT